GGTGAATAAATTATAAGGCACTAACTCCACCAACCCCGCAGAGTTTACTCGTGTTGCTGTGGTCGCTCTTACGACTGACATATCGCCAGAACCATCGGATGGAATAACGGAATATAATTTGCCCTCCTTGACCGCATTCGGTGTCACGATAAGGCTCGCAGTATCTAATAGGCTCATATTTGAGAAAGGTTTAAAATGGTTAAAGACATACAAAAAGACGATTCCAATACTCCACCCTCTGAGGCTACTCTTAACTCTAAGTCAAAAGGCGCATTAAAGGTAGGTGTAGCGTAATCATACAAAGAATCTGCGGTGTTGATTTGGTCTCCCCACCACGTTGATTCGTATATTTTTCCCCAGCTTATGTTATTTGACATCTTTGTTTATTTTAGTTAGGAAAACACGGAGCTTCTCAATGTTTTCTTGTTTTGGTTTGTAAGTTCCTACCTTAGTTCGTGTTCTCATAATTAAATATACCAGCCAGTGTAGTTGTTTGCAGTATCAGGATACATATCTCCGTTAGTATTCAAAGTGTACTCAGGAAACAAGTTGTTGTTAAAGCAGATGTAATCAATGAATCTTTCGGTGTAGTGCTGAGCAATCTGACGTTCCTTTTCAATTAAAAAGTCTACTTCGTTTTTCTCTACGTTTTCAGAGTTTTCAGATGAGTGCTTATAAACTCCTTTGTTAGCAATTGTATAAGCAGCAAAAGGGATATATTCAACGAGACTCCAATGGATTAACATAGGCTTTACGTATGTGTTTACCAAAGTAGCGTAGTTACCAGCTAAAGTATTTGCGACAATATCTGCTTGAATCTTCTGAAGCAGTTTTGTGCCTAAGTAGTTTTGTATGTGAATGTCCTGAGCGATTTTAACGAACTGAATAAACTTGTCCGTGTCTACGTTGCCATTAACGGCAGTAAACCTAACTATATCGTCTCGTGTTATGAGTAGTGCAGTTGCCATTAATTAAATCTTTTATTGGTTGGTAAAAAGCCTTGATTCGGCATATCTATAGGGCGCATCGCAACTTGCTGAGGATTTCTTACTCGATAACCTGCCTTCTCTGCTTTGTTGGTACTGATAGTTTTTGCCTTAGGACTCAATGGGTCTATTCCGCGCCCTTCTTCAAACGCAACAAATGTTTGTCTCATCCATTTATGATGGCAAGCACCACCGCCTTTGTATAGAAAAATGTCGTATTTATCTGCACCTTTTGCGCCCCATCCAGCATTTACTACTTCTCTGCTCATTCTCTGAATATCCTCTTTGCGATAAACCTTATTTGCAGTGACCATCTTTCTACAAAACTCACGAGTATTATCTTTAATGTTTCCGTCGTATCGGTAACGAGTAATAAACTTCAATCCATCAACAGTAGCATCTTGTTCTGATTTAGCTCTTGGATTTGCAGTACCAGTGCTTACAAAATTGTACACTTTAGATAGTAAAGATTGTTTTGATTTGTTAGCATTTTCAATCTCTAAGTCAATTGCATCTTCTTGGTCGTAGTCAACTTCAAATTCGTCTATTAAAAGCCAATTTTCAGAAGGCTCTTCTCCTAAGTCTATAAGTGATTGAGCAACCTCGTTATCTAAGGATTCTTGTTTTGATAGTTCAGTGCCTGTCTCCTCTGCTACTTGCTCCTCAGTCATAGCATTTTCCAAATCCGTAAATTCAAGCGGTTTAAGCGTCTTAAAGAATAAGTTGAGGGATATACCGTTGTAAGCTAAGATAGTGTCTAAGGCTTCAAGTATTTCGTCCTGAAGTGGCTTAATGACCATATTGTTAAACAAGATAAACGAGTTTTGAAGTTCATCAGCGTTAGATGAGAATCCGTTAGCTCCTGCAATACCAAAAAGTAATGGAGATGTAACGTTGTGTCCAAGCATAATCTTACGCATACACTCCTCACTCAAATATGTGTAGTGTTCAGGTGCGTCATTCAAAGGTAAATCGTCTACCGTTGTTTTTGTGTCCATATTATCGTTGAACGCTACAATGACTTTTTGACCTTTAGAGCCAGTCAACTTACTTAAAACTTTGTTTGTAATAATAGACTGTTGCTCCTCAGTTGGTACTCCGTTGTTAAAGTTGACCACCTTCGTGCCTGAGAATCCGTTTTGAACCTCGTTGATTAAGTAATCAGCTACTTCCTCCTCTAATAGTGCGTAGGGAACTGCGCCATTATAGTCAACGTAAGAATAATATTTCATCCCAACTGCGTAAGGCTTACAAAATAAAATCTCAACCTTGTCTTTAGAGAATCCGTATGCAGGTATTCTTGTAGGTGGGTATTTCTTTATATCAGTCCAATCATCCGAATAGTAGTATCCTTCGATTTCTCCGTCTTTATTACACTTCTCTGCACGTAAAAGATTTACAGGAATATGGAAAGCCTTTAGGATTCTATCGTGTTTGTCGTTGTAGTGTACTTGAATAGCAAACTGACCAAGCATCTTGCGGTCAATAGCCATTTTACGCAAACAATCCTTTGAGAACATAGCCATTGCCTGAGCGTACTCATTAGGCTTTCTTGAAGCATCTACTGCGGATAATCCACGACCATAAATTAAACGTGATATGTTATTTATAATTGCAGAATTTGTAGTGGAGTTCGTGTATCTATCCAATAGAAATTGGTAGTAGTTATTGTCTTCCCCAAAATCAACCCAAGCATCACGCTTACTCTCTTGAATGACGGGAGTAGTGTATGCCGATAGGTTTAGTATGTGTACGTTGTTACTCATAAACTATGAACGTATTTGATGTGGTGTTAGATGTATATTGTCCGTTGTTTACGGAGAATGTTACGATGTTTTGGTCAGTACAAAAGATTCTATCCTTATAAACGATTGCTGAGTTTTTGTAAAGCACCAAATCGTAGAAATGACCTTCTATTAAAGCAAAAATAGCAGTCAACGTATTAACGTAATCGCCTGAAGTTTGCGATGTAATAGATACGGTTACTGGAGTGTTTGTTTGGTCATCAGTCAACACCATTGTAGTAGGTGTATCTCTTGGAATAAACGAGAACGTCTGAGCTGATGCTGATGTTGTTAGTACAATCATATTAAAGTAACTGACTTGATACCGATTTGTTTTAAAAGCAAAAAGGGCAGCTAATGCCACCCTTCTTACACGCTATGAAGAAAACGATTATGCAGTAATGATAGTAGCTGATGTAAATACAGCACCTGCACCTGCACCTGCTAAAGTAGCCTCAGATGAGCAGTCTAACAAGTTAGCATAAATTTTTTCAGTTCCAACGAAAGTCAAAGTGTAACCGTTTAGGTCTCCCATTGCAGTACCATTAGAGGCATTTGCAGTAGTCAATTCCATTCCGTGTTCAAGACCTGCCAAAAAGAATTGGTTGTTGCGGTTCTTGATTACAACGTGAGGACGTCCGTAAGCTAACAATTTAACTGACTTGTGTGTAGCAGCATCTTGCTTCTTTAAAGTGATAGTCAAAGTTTGTTCAGCAAAAGTAGTTCCGTTTTCACGAGAAGAGTTATATACTTGCTCGAAAGAGTTTGTTCCTTTGAGTTCGTATTTGTAAAGCGATGCTACGTTAGCTACCGTATCAATTGTATCGGTAGTAGCTACATAAGTAACGTCAGTAGGAAAAGCGTAATCTGCGTAGTTAATGAAGTAAACTGCATCAATGCCTCCTACCGCATCTTTACATACTTCAAGTCTACCATTAGCTAATTGACAAGACATAATTTTTAAATTTTAAATGTTATAAAAAAGGGAGGAGCGTATACCCCTCCCCGATTATTTTAATTAAGCTAAGATTAGTTAGCAGAGTTTGTGATTCCGTAAGTAACAACGTCAGAAGCAAAACCGTATTTAGCATCAGCAGAAAAACGGAGAATTACTCTTACGTTCTGAGAACCGTCAATGTCGCCCATATCCAAAACTTTAACTTCGTTCATATCGTTCAAAAGACCAGTAGCAAAGTACAAGTTAGATTTTTGAGCAAGAAGAGCTTTGTTAGAAGCAAGACCGTTAGCCATAAATACACGAACACCATCAAAGTACAAGTCACCAAGAACTTGGTTTGTACCTTTGTTATCGTAACCGTTAGCACCTACGCCTGAAGCAGCAAAGCCACCTAATGCACGTACATAAGCACGATAGATATTGTTAGATACATAAAGAGTCAAGTCTTCTTTACCGTAAAGAGCAGAAGGACAAGCATCAACGATTTTACCTAATTCAGCAATAACGTTAGAAGCATCAACAGTTGTACCTGCAACTTCTTGTGCAGATGGCAATGAAGCGTCAGTAGTTAACTGAGTCATAATACCTGCGAACTCTCCAGCAGTTGCGTTAACACCTGACCAGATTGAAGTTTCCATACCAGCAGCAACTTTCTCAGCAGCGTGTGCAATTAAGAAATCAGCAAAAGATTTAGGAAGAACGTCAAATGCAGAGTAACCCATTTGAATGGCATCCCAATCTGAACGGAAGTCAGACTTGCACAATTGTAAGTTAACTTGGAAATACTCAGGTTGAAGAATACGCTCAGTTAAAGTGATAGTAGACGTAGGGTCAAAATCGCACGTTGCGTTCTTGATGATACCATCCGTAGCGACACGCTTAATTACCTGCTTAAATTTGACGTTAGGCATAATTGTGATACCGCCTTTGTCAAGGGTTGGAGCAGACAATAAAGCTGCTGCAATGTACTTACCTGCGAACTCGCCAGCGTAAGTAGTAGTGATTGAAGTTGTTGTAGGCATTTTATTTAATTATTTAATGTTAGAAATTCTTGATAATACCGTGTCCATAGTTGTTACGTTTCTTTTAGCAGCAAACTTAAATACATCGGTAGCTTGTGAGTTTTCAGGATTGAAAGAAATAGGCTTAGGCTCTTCGCTCAATTCTACAGGCGCAACTTCTTCTGCGGCTACAGTAGATAAAGCAATTTGTGCTTTCAATTCTTCGTTTTCTTTTTTAAGTGCTTCGATTTCGCTAAAGAAAGATTCTTTAACAATAGACTCAATAGTTTTTTTAGGTGTAGCAGTTTCGGTAGTAGCTTCAACTTCTTCCTCTACGGCAGGAGTCTCTTCAACTACTTCTTCTTCTACTTCAGCAGCTTCACGAACTTCGGCAATTACACCTTCTTCGATTACTACAAGGATACGCATATCCTCTAACTCATATTCTCCTACTGGAACTGGGATTCTTTGTTCGTCTTCCGTTAGGATAAATACAGGCTGACCTGCTTCGAATACATCAGCTTCGAGCATTGATACTCCGTCAGAAAGAAGCATTGTTTCCAACTTCACTTCTAAACCTAAAAGTGTGCGGACTTTGTTTAAGATTGTTTTCTCGTTCATTTGTTTATATATTACATATCACCATTAGTCCAAGTGTAGCCATTTAGCGCATCTACTGCGGCATCAACTTGAAAATATAACTTATCTACTTCATTGTAGCTTGGAATTTGTTTCGGGTCAATTCCTAAATCTTTAGCTTGCTTATCAATTTTATCAAACATATTACCATACTTCATCAAAGTCTTATTTGTAGAAGCGATTAGTTTTTCACTTGCTGCATTGACTTTGTCAGCGTTTGCAGATGCAGCTTTTATGATTTTATCTGCTTCAACTTTCGCCTTTGTGATTGCATCATCAGCAGCTTTTAATTTTGATAATTCTGCATTGACATCACTAATCATTTTATTCATAGCATCTTTTGCATTGAATAAATCTTCAGCAGCTCCCAATTCGATTTTATGACTGGCTAATTCTAAGGCTTTAGTAACCTCAGCCATTCTTGACATTACAGATTTCATTGTGTTCATACTTAAACAATTTTTAGATTTATATTTGTTTTATTTTTATCCGTTTTGACGTATGATAGTTCTCACTCCGTTTACTTCAGTTTGAGTAGCAGCAGGTTCGTTAACTTCAGCAGTTTTACCGATGCCTTGCGCTTGTAAACTGCCATCACAACACTTAGTTGAGTATGTTTCGTCTTCACATAGGCAGCCTCTTTTGCTACCAGCTCTTGGGCTTGCTTTGCTTGGTGTTTTAAATTTGCTCATTAAGTAAATTTTTAAGTTGTTCAATAATTTCATTTTTCTTTTGTTGCTCTAATGACATTTCTAATTTATCAGCAAAGTATCCCTCAATTGAGAAGCCTTTAACCTTACCAGCTTTTACGTCTTGCCATACCTCATCGTTATCAACTTTCATAGAAATCATCCACGTTCCTTTCGGTAAGCTGAATCCGTACAAAGTGCTTTTGTCTTTTTCGCTATCCTCAATCAGCCAAGATTCTACAACGGTCATTCCTTTTACTGCATCCTTGTGTTCGTAAGTTGCGTTGGATTGGTTTCCGTTTTTAAAGAACAACTCCATTGCTTGACGCACGGTGTCTTCCGAAAAGTATATGTAATACTCCTCTTTCTTTGCGTTTACACGATAGATTTTCTTGTTAGGAATAAGAGCTGCACCCATTAGGATACGCTTCTCTTTGTCTACTTCTTTAAGTTCTACTTCGTGTTTTGATAAGGCTACAAAGTTCTCCTCAATGGCAGGAGATTCTACGACGCTCACGGCATCAATTCCGCTCTGCTCGTCTTTAGGGTCAATGATTAATTCAATAACGGTCATATCTATTTAACTTTTTAATGCTACAATGTTGCGTTTTCAATTCGATTTCTATCTAAACTCTGAGCAGTAGTTACTGAACCGCTTACCACATAAGCCTGCATTGGTTGTTGCTGAAGTTGCGCTAACTGATTAATACCTGAGTTACCTACTACGTTAAAGTTAGGAGAGAAGCTACCTCCACCTCCACCGCCGCCGCCATCAGGAGAGTTGTCATTACTTGGAGGAGTACCGCCACCACCTAAAGCAGAAACACCTTTAGCCGTAGCTGCAATTTGAGCTGCTATCGAAATACCTGCTCCTATGTTGTTTCTTAATACTAAAGCCTCTGCTGCAATTACTGATGCTCCACCTGTTAATACTGATGCTGCCGTTCCTTGCGCTCTTGCTGCTTGATTTGCTGCCTTTGTGCTTATGATTGTTCTTGCAATGGCAACTGCACTTTCTGCTATTAATGCTGCTGCTTGTACCTTCTTGTTTTTTTCAAATAGGTTTTTAACTAAACCAATACCTGCTGATATATTATTTAAATCAGCCTCTCTAATTGTAGCAAGAGTTTCAACTAATGCTTTTTCTGCATCTTCTTTATCCTTTGCAGCTTTGTCATCTAATTCCTTTTGTTTTGCTTTAGCTGCTTTGTCTTGTTCATACGCTATATTTTGATACTTTAAGTTGATTTCGTTTTGCTCATTTAGTTTGGCTATTTCCAAATCTGCAAGTGCGTCAGCATTGTCTTTAGCTAAAGTTTCTAATTCAAAGTATTTATCTTGTACTGCTAAAAGTTCTTTTTCTTGGTCTGAAAGTGTATTTAAATAGTTTTGTTCAGCTATCGCTTCTAATTTAGCATCCAGTTGTTGTTGTTGTTCTAAGGCAAGTTTTTTAGCTTCTGCATTTGCTTTACCAATTAAATCATTATTAGAATTTGTTTTGTCTTTTTCCGTTTTAGATGCCTTATCCGATTGATCTTGTAAAGCAATTTGAAATCCTGCTGCTTCGTTTTTTAAAGTAGCTAATTTATTTTTGGTTTCTTCTATTGTTTTGTCTGCTTCTTCTGCAACTTCTTTAGGGTCAAAAACCAAACTTGTAATGCTTTTATTTAAACCTTCTCTTAAATTAAAATCTTTGCCTAAAGCCTTTCCGACCATATCAACCGTACCCAACAATAATTGCAAAGGGGCAGTTAGGAAAGTTAAAATACCCGATAGAATACTTTGGTTTCTTTTTGCTGCTGCTACCTGCGCTTTCTTAGTCGCTTCTTGATTAACTAATTGAGCTTCCGTAGCAGTAATTACGGCTTTAATTTGAGATTGTTTTATTCTTAAAATATCTTGTTCTGACTTTCCTTGTAGTTTTAAGATATTATCTTGACCTGAAATAGAATCGTATTTAGCTTGTTGTGCAAGGACGTTAGCATCCGTCTTTTGGTTGAGTTTAGATTGCTCGTCACTTACTCCACCTACTGCGCTTTTAATATCATCCCAGTACGCTGCAACAGTTCCTAATGCCACAACAAGTAAACCAATACCGCTTGCTCCAATAGCACCCTTTAAAGCCGTTCCAAATGCTTTAATAGATGGTATAGCTTCTCTAAATCCTTTAACACCATCAGCGATAGCCATTGCTGACTGCACCTTTAAAAGCTGCCTTTCTAAATCTTCAGATTCTACACCAAAAGCACCCATTGCTCCCTGAGCCAAGCTAAATCCTGCGGTAACACCACCTAACGCACCGCCTAATTTATTTGTAAAATTACCTGCAGCAGCATCAACCGCCATATCCGTTTGGATTTGTACCTTGCGATAATTACCAACGGTTTCTAATAAGTCTTTGTATTCCTTTGTAGTGCTTTTACCAGCAGCAGCTAATTCATACAAGCGATCCTCAGCTTCGCCCATACGAGCAGTAAGCGGTTGTATTTCTCCATATACGTCTGCAAAACTTGCTGATACATCGTGATTGGCTTCTGCAAGGTTATCCATTGCGTTAACCGCCTGTTTAGTATCT